CCGTCGTGAGGGTGTCCGCGCTCGACGAGCACGAGACGTCCTGCGACGAGGCGACGTGCGAGAGGGCCGTCACGGAGGTATCGATGTACCGGATGATGACGACGTCGCCCTCGTTGATCCCGGTGTACGAGATCAGGTCCGTGCCGGTCGTCTCGGACGCGGGCGAGGTGCTGATCGTGGTCTTCCATTCGAGGACGGGCGTGAAGACGCCGTTGACGGTCGCCACGACCGAGCCGTACTCGGCCGTCCCGGTGAGCCCGATCCCGGCCGTTTTCTGGCCGGCCGTTACGGTCACGGTCTCTTCGGTGGCCACGCCGCCGGCGTACCACTTGACTTCGAGTCCCTTGGGGACGTCACTGCCTACAATAGTCATGATGAATCACTCGGTGAAATCGACCAGGACGTCCACGGGCACGTGATAGTACCCGGAGCCGTCCTCGGTCAGGCGCGGGCCGAACGTGGCCCGCGTGCTCAATACGCGATACGTGGTGGCCCCGGCCGTCCAGCTCGTGGGCGAGCTGTTGAGCCGGGCCGAATGGAGGAGCGCCCCGACGGCCGACGCGAGCCCCTCGACCTCGGCCGGCGACCGGACGCCGTTGGCCGGCGTCGGGTTCGACCAGCACGAGACCTGCACGCGGGCGCGGTGCGCCGCGCCGACCTCGGGGTCGGGGATGTCGCTGATCTTCCGAACGGTGAGGGCCGGCAGGGCCGGCGACGGGGGCAGGGCGTCGGGGTAGACGCGGCCGCCGACGAGCGCGGTGATCGTCGACGCCGCCCGGAGCTTCGCCAGGACGGCCGCGTCGATCAGGGTCATGCCCCGATCACCCGCCTGAGCTCGGCGGTCACGGTCGCGATCACCTGGTCGCCGACCGCGTCGAGCGCCGGCCGGACGTGCGGCCGGGGGCCGTACTCCATCGCCGGCCCGTACTCGACGTTCGTGCCGGTCGTGACCTCGACGCCGAGCCCGACCTGCCGGACCTCGGTGTTGTAGGAGTCGCGCAGGTTGCCGGTCTTGACCGGCGCCCGCTCCTTGATGGCGCCCTCGAGGACGAGCATCCCCTTCTCCCCGGCCGCGCCGAGTTCCGTGGGGACGTTCGCGCCGATGCCCGTGAGCTGGCGCGCGAGCTCGTCGAAGCCCGTGAGCTCGACGACGATCCCGCCGGCCATCAGACCCTCCCGAGCCAGCCGGGCAGGAGCGAGCCGATCCAGCCGGCGACGATCCCGAGCGTGGCCACGATCACGGCGAATCGCCCCCGGAGGTCGGCGGCCTCGGCCTCGATCTTCCGGATGCGCGTCTCGTGGTCCTCGACGCATTTCCGGAGGGAGTTGGCGACCTCTTTGATGCTGTCCTTGATCTCGCCGATGTCGCCGGCGAGCGCGCAGATCCGCTCGTGGTCCGCGACGATCTGATCATAGTGCTGCCGGTTGACCGCGATCGGCGTCTCGGGCGGCACCTAGACCGCCTCCAGGTCACAGGCGATATGGTCGACCTGCAGCCGGTTCCAGACGGTCCGGACCGCGCGCACGACGTAGGTCCGCGCCCAGCCGGCCGAGATGCCGACGAGGGTCTGGCCCTCGGTGACAGTCGCGGTCGCCGGCAGGACGACCTTCGGCAGGTCCGCGACGAACGCCCCGGACTCCAGGTCTTTCCCGCCCCGCCCGTTCGAGAAGACGCAGCGCGAGGACGCGGTCGTCACGACGGTCGCGTACTGCCCGTAGGCGTCGGCCGCGCCGGAGGTCGCCTCGCCGGTCTCGATCGCGCACCAGTGGATCAGCCGGCCCTCCATCATGCCGCCCCCCCCTCGATAACGGCGGGCGCTACGTCGAGTACCGCGTGTCCCTGCGCGCGGATCGGGTAGACATAGATGCCGGGGTATGGCGTGGTGACGCCGCCCAGGTCGACCGCGAGGTAGGTCGGGATGCCGGTGGCGTCGGGGATCGTCGTCACCACCCCGCCGCCGAGCGGGGCCGAGACGACCAGGTCGGTCGCCGTCTGCGAGAGCACGGTGAACGGCTCGGGGGCCTGCTGGATCTCGTATCGCCCGCGGCCGTCCTGGAACCAGTTGTCCGGGTTGATCTGGTGCACGTCGAAGGCGAACCGGTCCCGGTTGCGGACGATCCCCGCGAGGACCGCGTCGAAGACCTCGGTGTAGTTGTTGTCAAACGCCGCGAGGCAGAGGGCGTATTCGATTACCGGCTGGAGGAGGGAGCGGCGGCGGGCCTGCTTCTCGTGCGCGAGATAGGTCTCGGTCACGATCTCGTGCAGGACTTTCGCGTTTCCGTCGAGCCGGTCGATCCAGGCGCGGGGGACCGTGATCGCCCGCGCGGCGGCCCGCAGGGGGCGCTTGAGGAGCCAGTGAAACGCGAGGGTGTCCGGGCTCGCGCTGAGCCATTCGGCCTCGGCGTTCAGGGGCGTGATCGCGGCCCCGGCGCGCTCGTCGGCGAGACACTGCCGCAGGCACCACCGCCGGAAGAGGCCGGCGAGGGTCACCGCCCCACCACCTTCACGACGTGGTACTTCGAGATGGACGCCGACGCGGCGGACACGTAGCGGTCGAGGAGGTCGAACGCGGCGGCGCGGTATCGCCGGATCATCTGGTCGACGTTGAGCGTCTCGGTCGTGTCGCCGGCGGTGAGCATGTCCGCCCGGTCGCCGTGCTGGACCGAGTAGTCGATCAGCCCGGCCTTTGCGAGCTCGAGTGACGCCGACTTGCACGCCGACGCATCCGCCCCGACGCCGTACGGCGCGAGGTAGGCGTCGATCTCCCGGTCGCCCTGTTCGATGATGGCCGTGAGGATCGCGTCGGTCAGGGTCGAGCCGGTCAGGTTCTTCAGCTCGCCCGTGGTGCAGTAGGTCACGTCCCCACCTCCGGCCGGTATCGCGGGTCGCGGATGTCGTACTCAGTCGGCACGCCCGCGGGGTCGACCGGCGTCGTCTCGGAGAGGAAGTACTCGGACGGGACGAGCCCGACCGGCACCTCGAGCCACGTGAGTTCGGCGGCGGTGTAGGCGCCCGGGTTCCCGGCGGCGTCCGCTCGGTCAGCGGCCCATGTGCGGGAGAGGTATTTCCCGCTGCCCTGGGTGCTGATGACCATGCGGGCGCCTCAGTACTCGATGCGTGCGCCCGCGTTCGCCTGGAGCGTGCCGACGGCCCACCGGGCCGAGACGGTCCCGCCCTGGAGCTGGCGGATCACGTCATCGAACCGCTTGATCGTGATCGGCTGCCGCTCACCGATGACGGTCGAGTTGCCGGAGTCGAAGACGACCATGCCGATGTCGCCGTCGCTGTTGTACTCCCACGTCTCCGAGGAGGCGTCGGCCACGTTCGTGATGAACGGCGAGAGACCGAGCAGGTTCGGCAGCTTGCCGCTCTGCGCGGCCTCGGCGCCGACGTATCCCGTGGGGATGTATTCGGCCATGATCAGCGCCTCGGCGTCGGGGTGCAGGACGATCCGGTCCGGAATGAACCCGTCGGCCTTGACCTTCTTTATCGCCGTGGCGATCGCCTTGATCCCGAGGTTCGAGCCTGAGGCGTCGTGCTCGTTCGCCGACGTGTTGTCGATCAGGTTGGTCAGGGCGATCTGGTTCAGGGTGTTCTCGAGCTTGGCCCCGGCCTTCCGGATCTCCATCTCGATGACCGGGTACAGCGCGTCCGCGACCATCTCGTCCGTGATCATCGGGCGGACGCCGTACTTCTTGGCGGTCAGCGTGACGGACGTGTAGTCCTGATCGCTGATCGGGATCTCGGCGCCCTCCGCGACTTCCGGAGCGTACGATCCGACCTCGCCGACCGGGATTGTCAGGGTGTTCGCCTTCATGGGCAGGACGGTGCACGCCTGCCGCATGCACTTCCACGGCTCCGCGCCCTCGAGCACGGTCGCGTGCATCTCGGTCTGGAGCAGGGTCGTCGACTCGATCGCGGTCGAGAGGAGCAGTTCGCGGACGGGCTCGATTTTGCCGTCGTGGACGGCGCCGAGGGAGCGCGGGATCGTCTCGACGATGCGCTGCA